GGATGGAACAGAAGTGGTCGGCAATATTATCAAAGCTAAGACTGCTAAATCGCGTTTGAGTAAGGAGAACAAAGATGTTGAAGTCCGTCTTTATTATGATGAGCGCGGTCTTGATCGTTACTACGGTCTTCTGGAACTTGGTGAGATTGGTGGACTCTGGAAAAATGTAGCAGGTCGCTACGAGATTGATGGTAAAAAGATTTATGCTAAACAGATTCTAAAAGAACCTGAAGTGTATTTTACCGAAGAAGTAATGCAACAGTTGGACGAAATCGCACGTAAGGAATTTAGTTATGGAGAAAGTTGAGTTTCTAATTCTTAGAAACCTTTTACACAATGAAGAATATATTCGAAAAGTTATACCATTTTTAAAATCTGAATATTTTGAAGACTCAAATCAAAAAATTGTATTTGAAGAAATATATTCTTTTGTGCAAGAATATAATCAACCAGCAACTAAAGAAGTTCTTTGTATTGAAGTAGAGAAACGACAAGATATTAATGATCAATCATTTAAAGAAATCATTCATTTAATCTCATCTCTTGAGGATGTTCCTGCAGAATTCGAGTGGTTAGTTAATACTACAGAAAAATGGTGTCGTGATCGTGCAATCTACCTCGCTCTTATGGAGTCAATCCATATTGCAGATGGTAAAGATGAAAAGAAAAATAGGGATAATATCCCTAATATTCTATCAGATGCTCTTTCAGTGTCTTTTGATACAAACATTGGTCATGATTATCTGTTAGACTATGAAAAACGCTATGAATCATATCACAAGAAGGAAGACAAGATTGAATTCGACTTGGAGTTCTTCAACAAAATCACAAAAGGTGGTTTACCTAATAAGACTCTCAATATCGCTCTGGCTGGTACGGGTGTCGGAAAAAGTCTCTTTATGTGCCATGTTGCTTCTTCCGTCTTACTGCAAGGCAGGAACGTTTTGTACATCACTCTTGAAATGGCAGAAGAGCGAATTGCAGAAAGAATTGATGCCAACCTTCTCAACGTTCCGATTCAGGATATTTCAGAACTTCCTAAACAGATGTTCGAAAACAAGGTGACAAACCTTGCAAAGAAAACACAAGGCACTCTTATCATTAAAGAGTATCCTACTGCATCTGCTCATAGTGGACATTTTAAAGCATTACTTAATGAATTAGCACTTAAGAAGTCATTTAGACCTGACATTATTTTTATTGATTACCTTAATATTTGTTCTTCGTCTAGGTTTAAAGGTGGAAGTAATGTTAATTCATATACTCTAGTCAAATCTATTGCTGAAGAACTTAGGGGGCTTGCCGTCGAGTTTAATGTCCCGATTGTATCCGCCACTCAGACCACTCGTTCAGGTTATGGTTCTTCTGATGTTGAACTTACTGATACTTCCGAATCCTTTGGTCTTCCTGCCACTGCTGATCTTATGTTTGCCCTTATCAGCACCGAAGAGTTAGAAGGTCTAGGTCAGATTCTTGTGAAACAACTTAAGAACCGTTATAATGACCCAACCATTCATAAACGTTTTGTGATTGGTATTGATCGTGCAAAGATGCGTCTCTATGATTGCGAACAATCTGCTCAAAACGACATACTTGACTCTGGAAGAGAAGAAGAGTATGATTATGAAGAAAAGAAACCTAAAAAATCATTCGAGGGATTTAAATTCTAATGACTATTGATCTTAACAAGTATGTTGAATTTGTTAATACCACTACATCAAAACCAAGTAAAGAGCATACACCCTTTATTGATCGTCTGATGGAACTTCGACAACAAGAATTTCCTAGCGAAAGGATGCTTACTGCTGCTGTAGGAATGTCTGCGGAAGCAGGTGAATTTACTGAGATTGTAAAGAAGATTGTATTCCAAGGTAAACCTGTAAATCAAGAAAATCTCTTTCACTTGAAGCGTGAACTTGGAGATATTATGTGGTACGTTGCTCAGGCATGTATTGGTCTTGATATTTCTCTTGAAGAAGTAATTCAAATGAATTTTGAAAAACTGACTGCTCGATATCCTGATGGCGCATTTAGCATTGATCGTTCTGAAAACCGTGTGGAGGGAGACCTGTGACCAAAGAAAAACAAGTAACACTTAAACTGGATACTCGTGCAGCTGCAGCAGTCCGCCAGGTTTTATTCGATGCCCAAAAAGGATACACTTATGATGAAGTGAGTGTTCCTCCTCGGGTGACTGATATTAGGAAAGTAATTGAAGAACTTGATGCCAATATTGGTGCAGTTATTGGTAATTGAATAAATATTTTATAAATTGATAAAAATAGAGGTAATAGTAAATGAATGATCCATTAATTACTCCAGAACAAATTGCTGAGCAAGCACAAAAATTTCAACAAAAATTTAACATCGTTAAAGATGTACTTCCTGATGATGCAAAAACTGAAGATATTCTAAGAGTTCTAGGCGAACTTCACGTTGCTGCACGTCATGAAATTGTTGCCCAGGAATCTCAAGGAACAGAACCGATTCACGTTACATACGGTTGATCTAATCCCCTCATCGATGAGGGGATTTTTTATAAATAACTAAAAAAGTATTTGTAAAAAATGGATCCTAAAGAACTGCATGGTTTGATGGAAGCATATCAACAAGTATATGCTCCTCAGGAAGAAATTGGAGAAGCAGTAAAGGGTGCTGATCCAGAAATGAGAAAGGCAGCATCTGCAGAAAGAAAAGCAGGTGATAAACCACTTTCACAAAAAGCAGGTGCCACTAATGCTGCTCATATGGCAAGAAAAATTAAATTTGCTGATAAAGTAACAAAAGCAAAAGGACATATTCCTGGGTATACTTATTCTGAAGAAGCAGAACAAGTTGATGAGGCATCATATTCAGCAAAGGCAGCAAGAGCAGGTAAGGATATTGGTAAACCTGGTAAAGCATTTGAGAAGATTGCTAAGGAAGCAGGTAAGCGTTATGGTTCTAAAGAGCGTGGTGAAAAAGTGGCAGGAGCAATTCTTGCAAAACTCCGTGCTAAGCGTGGTTGATAAATAAATCGGAAGGTTGCTCTAACCCCTTGACTTTTTAGTTGAGGGGTTTTATAATATCTAAACTTGGGGAATTAGCTCAGTTGGTAGTAGCACTTGCTTTGCAAGCAAGATGTCATCGGTTCGAGTCCGATATTCTCCATTCTAAATATAAGTAAACAGTCATCAAAAATGACAGATACTGAAGTACTGCTTGCTATAAACATTGCTTTAAAAAACTATCAAACTAAAGTCGTTAAAGCAGGACCTAAGGTAGATAAAATTAGAATAATTGCGTCTCAAAGAGCAGAAGCTCAAGACATTATATCAAAAGAACTTAAAAAGAAAGGAGTTCAGTTTGTCAATGAGATTGATAAAAGTGAGTCTTCTTTTCCTGTCACTAAAATAGAATTAAAAAAATCTAAATCCATTATAAAGTTAATATACAAAAAAGGTGCTGGTGGTGGATCTGGCGCCGGTGCCGCAATAACTAAATTGGCAGAGTCTTCGCAAGCTTTATATGCTGCGCTGGCATTTAATGTTTTAAAAAGAGAAATTAGTAATAAGGATTTGACGAAGGAAAATTTTCAAAAAGCACTAGCAACTGCTGATACTGATGAAAATTTTCAAAAAATGATAAATGATTTGCCTGATGACTGGATAGAGTCATCAATAGCGGGTGCTAATGCTTTATTTAAAATGTATGGTAATAGTGGAAAATATACCTTCCATAGAGGTTCAAAATTAGTAGGAATTATAGAAAATACATTTACTACAATCAATAGGGTAGAACGTGCTTTTGGAAATCTCAATAAATGGAGTCCTGCGGATATTTACATGATTTCGGATTCTTCTGCTGTTCGAGACATATCAGAAGAAAAAACTCTTAAGGGGTTGAATGAAAAAATGTTTGAGTACGTTCAGAAAAAGAAGGTGATAGGTGTTTCTCTAAAAAAGAATGAAAGCGGAAAAGCAAAAATTTCACAAAAAAATTTTCCATCTGATAAAAAAATAACAACAGCATCATTTAAGGGAACTACCACAACTTTAGATGCAATGGATGGATATATTCAGTGGGGTTCTGCTGGAAGTGAAAAAATTCAATTTAGGAGTTTTGGTGGAGAAACTTCGTTGACTGGATGGCAAGGTGAAATTAAAGGGGCGTCTGCAAATCAAGGTAAGGTTTCTTTAGGACCATTAAATTATATTTTAAAAAGACATGGGTTTAAGGAATTACCGTCATCCCAAGAGTCTGCTAGATTGGCAGAACAAAATACCGAAAAACATGCAAAAGATATAGCACAGATGATGGTGGATTATGGATTAATAAAAAGTGGTGATTTTGAACCAATGTCTAAAACAATTCAGTCCAAGTCTAACAAATATAGATATTCTAAGTATTTGGTTATGAAGTTACTCTTAACGATGAAGAATGCAAAAAAAGATAAAGCAGATGAAGTTGTAAAGGATTTGTATCTTTATGCTAGTTCTCAAGCAAGTTTTTCTGCACCCTACATAAAGTTAGAATAATAAATATAATTATATCAAGACACAATATGAAGAGTTTTTCTAAATTTCTAACTGAAGCAACACAATCACAGGCATCTCAGCAGGCTCAAAAACTGGGTCTCAAGGGAGACGGTCACGGCGGTTGGTTAGATCGTTCTGGTAAAGTCGTAGCAAGAACTGATAAAGGAAAACTCAAGTTCATTGATGGTCGTCAAGCAGGATCAGCACAAGAACCTGCCGTTGCACCAAAACAGGCACCTGCTCCAACCGCACAACCTCAAGCAGCACAGGAACCAGCTCCTGCAGCACCTCAAGCACCTGGAGCAGCACCACAAG